GTATTTGACATGAAAAATAACCAGCTTAGCTTGTTGGATATTGAGGAGGGATAGCATGAAGGTATTAATAGCGTGCGAAGAGTCACAAGAGGTCTGTAAGGCATTTCGTGCGAAAGGTCACGAGGCGTACAGCTGCGACATTCAGATGTGTTCAGGCGGTCACCCTGAATGGCATATCTTAGGCGACGCTCTGGCGGTTATCAATGGCAATGTAGATTTTACCACTTGTGACGGTCAGACACATACGGTAGACAAATGGGATTTGCTGATAGCTCATCCGCCGTGTACATATCTTAGCAACGCAGGGGCAGTACGGCTGTACAAAAAAATTAATGAAAAAAGATACATTGATCTTGAAAGATTTGAAAATGGACAAGACGCAAAAGAATTTTTCCTGAAATTTATTCATGCACCTGTTGAAAAAATAGCTGTTGAAAATCCAATCCCGTCTGGAGTATATCGGTTGCCGAAATATACGCAGACTATACAGCCATATGAATATGGACACCCATACAGCAAAAAAACGTGTTTGTGGCTGAAAAATTTGCCTAAATTGACACCGACAAATGTTGTTAAACCCATATGTTCATGGGTATCAGGCGGTAGCAAAAAGTCGGACGGTACTGCACGCACAAACTGCGGAATGCCATTTCGTGACAGCAAGACAAAATCCAAAACATTTCCAGGCATAGCACAAGCAATGGCTGAACAATGGGGAAGTGAGGAGGGATAACATGGTAAAAATCAAACCCGAATACATCTTTCCACTGTTGCTGATTTTGCTGGACGTGGGAGCGGCAATTATATATGCCGTACAAAAGGACTACAAAAAGGCTGTCTACTGGTTAGCAGCGGCAGTGCTGAATGTGACTGTGACTTTTTAGGAGGGAGAAAAGTGACAAAAGCTGAAAAAGCCAAAAACCTGCGCTATAAGAAAGCGATTGTATCGCAGTTAAACTTTGAGGAAATAACATCTCAGCTATACGATATCAGCTCCGTTTGTGAGGAATACCAGTATTACTTCAGCGGCGATGATGATACGCTTCTCAACGCACTTGACGGAGATGAAGAACAGGAACAGGAATTTAAAATGATGTTTTCAGACCTTTCATATGAGTGTGATAGTTTGAGGGACATTGTCAATGATACCTATGTGTCAGAACATTTTGACGATTTTTTTGTCGGAATAATGCTAAACGGAAATAGTCCGTTCAAGTGCTATGGATATGATAGCTTTGAAGAAGATTACTTTGCACTTTCGTCATATGACACGAAATGTGCATCAAGTGAGAGCGCAAAGAGACTTAAACGTCTTACGAAGGACGAGCTGCTGTCCGTTTGTGGACAATGCTTTGGGCTTGCAGTGTCTTACCTCAACGTCCAATACAAATATGACTATTTGAAAGCTGCTTTTGATATCTTGAAAGACCAAAATACCTCATATTTGCAGATCATAAAGGACATTGAAACGGCATATGACAAAGCGGACGCAAAAGACTGGTATGAATACAGCACCGAAGTGAGAGCGTTTGATAAGCTTGTTGGAAGTTTCGACGAATATAGCAAAATCTGGCTTGAATAATGAGGAGGTATAACATATGGCAAGATACATCAATGCAGACAATCTGATTAACGAACTATCGGCGGCGTGTATGCCGATATACGAAAAGGGCATAACACCAATAGGATAAGTATATATAATTTCCATTTACATAGAAAGGATAATTTACATATGAATAAAGATTGGAAAGGAAATAAAAAAACCACCTTTGTAACTCTTGGCGCTAGCAATCACACAGCTCATGACAGAGCTGAACATGATTATTATGCCACCGAACCGAAAGCGGCTGAAGAACTTTTAAAAGTTGAAAGCTTTAGTGGCAGTATATGGGAAAATGCGTGTGGTGAAGGACACTTGGCAGAGCCAATGATTAAATCGGGGTATAAAGTTATTTGTACCGATCTGATAGAAAGAGGATACGGAAAAGGAGGTGTTGATTTCTTTATATGCAATAAATCGCTGGGGGACAATATCGTTACAAATCCGCCATATTCAAAAGCATTAGAATGGGTAAAACACTCTCTCGAACTTATAGAAGATGGCAAAAAAGTCGCAATGTTTCTACCAATACAGTTTCTTGAAAGTGAAAGTAGGATTGATTTATTTAAAAAGAAGCCACCAGTAAGAATATGGGTCGCAGCTAAAAGACTTCTTTGTGGAATGAATGGAGATTTTAGCGCAAAAGACAAGCATGGAAATATTATATACGATAAAGATGGAAAGGTTAAGCGGATGTCATCAGCAAAATGTTACGCTTGGTTTGTTTGGGAAAAAGGCAATTATAACAATTCACCCGTTGTTGGTTGGATAAATACATAAAAAACAAAAAATATAGTAGGAGGATATATATGCGAGAAATACTATTTCGAGGGAAACGTGTAGATAATGGTGAATGGGTATATGGCTATTACGTTCTCAGAAAACGTCCGTACTTCAAGGACAAGGGTGCTAATTTTGAACACATTATTTGCGACAATCTGGTAATCGATGATTTCAATGGCAAACAGTTTGTTGACACAATCCCAATAACATATTCGGTTGACCCTGAAACTGTCGGTCAGTATACAGGATTGACGGACACGAACGGCAATAAGATTTTTGAGGGGGATCTCTGCCTGTGCGACAGAAATATTTCAAAACATATTGACAAAAAGGTTTTTGAAATTAAATTTGACCCTGAGACTGGATTTTTTGGAGAAAGTGACACGTCAAACATATACCCTAGCGATTTTTACATGTGCGAAATTATCGGAAATGTTTTTGACACCCCTGAATTTCTGAAAGCTGGTGAAATGACATGAAAGCACGAACGAACATCGTCAGACAAAGCGACATCAAAAAAGAGGTCGCAAAGGAAATGCAGAAAAGATATAGTGAACTGCAAGGCGAGATTATGCAGGATATCACAGAACAGATAATGGCGACTGTTTTGTGGACGCTGGATAAGTGGTACGGCTGGAAAGGCAAACGCCTGCGTACATTTATCAACGCAGTGAATAGCACGTTTGACATCATGGACACGGCAAAATTCGACAACGATAACAACGCCAGCTATCTGAAAGAAGCATACGGCATTGACCTGTCGGAGCTGATATCAACGGAAATGACCGACAGGGTGCAGAAAGGCGGTTGAAATGACAGCAAAAGAATATTTGCAGAACGCCTATAAAATCGAGAGGCGTGTGAAAATCATTGAAAACAAAGTCAAGAAACTGCGGTCACAGCTAGAATACGCTGGCATATCCTATGAAAACACAGGTGCTAGTCATGGCAGTTGCAATGGCGACAAGATGTCTAGCACCATAGAACGCATAGCGGAATACGAACGCAGACAGCAGGAACTGGCACTGATACTGATTGACAAACGTCTGCAAATTGAACAATCCATTGACGCAGTAACAGACGCAGACCAGCGAGAGGTCCTTGAAAGACGGTATCTTTTCTATCAGCGCTGGGTTGGAAAATTCAACAAAGAAAATGGCGAATACATAATGGGGATCACTGATTATATGAACTACTCAGAACGCACGATTTACAAGATTCACGGCGAAGCCCTGAAACATATCATCGTTCCAAAAGAGTGCAGTGAAATGCAGTGAAATGCAGTTATTAATCTGCTATACTGTATAATAGCCCGATAGGGCGAAAGGTCAGTTGGTTATATCCTCAATAAAAGCCAACCCCATTTTTTACGCCTGAGCGGCTAGCCCTCAGGCAATGTGCAGGGGCGGTGCGCCATCACTTAACCTGCTCCATGTTTTTTACTTCTTTTGTTTTAGATCTCCTGAGTTCCGCTGTGGCATTAGCTATGGCGGATATATCGGTCGATACTGCGATGATGTTGACACCGATACCAATCAGCCACACACACCTCTTAGCAATGTGTCCCACGTGTGGCATTTTTATTTTATGGGGGCGGCACTATGAAAGACTTTGCATATTCCTTTTACCGCTCGGCAGCATGGAAGAAGTGTCGCCAATCTTACATCGACAAACGCATACTGATTGACGGCGGTTTGTGTGAAGAATGCCACGAACGTGCTGGATATATCGTTCATCACCGAACATTGTTGACGCCAGCAAACATTCGTGATCCTGAGGTATCATTAAACCATGCCAATCTCGAATTTGTATGCAAAAAATGTCATGACAATTTCGAGGGTCATTTCTACCAAAAATCGCCTAAAAAATTAACAAAATGTGAATTTGATACATTTGGTATGCCTATACCCCCCTCAAATTTGGAGTGAATTTTTTCCTAAGATACCGAGGGGGCAAAGGTCATTTTTTACGGCTCATAAAATCACATAAGGGGGTATAATCTGATAATGGCAAAAATCAAGAAGAATTTGAGCGAGTTGCGAAAAGCTGTGGATAGCTGTGAACCAGCTAAAAGAGAACTGGGCATAAAGCTACTAGATCAGCTGGAGTACATGGAAAATCTGCTGAGTGAGTATCAGAAGAAGATAAAAGCAGAGGGTGCGATCATCGAAGCGACAAACGGCAATGGTTTTACTGTCAAAACAGAGCACCCAGCAAGTAAGGCATATGCAACATTGGTCGGAAAATATAATGCTATGGTGAAAACAGTTGAAAATATTATTCTCGACAGCCTGCAAAAATCTGAGGGTGACGAGTTGCTGGAATTTCTAGGCGGTGCAAAGCGTTGACGGAATTTGAAAAATATTTTACTGGCATTTATGACGGAAGTATCGTTGCGTGTGAGAAAATGAAAAAGGTTTCGGAAATGCTGCTGAACAGATTTGCAAGCCCTGATGAATTTCATTTTGACGAAGCTATTGCAACACGGCACACGGACTTCATCGAAAAATTTTGCAAGCGGCCGTCTGGAAAACTAGGTCAGCCGTTGAAGTTGGAGCTTTTTCAAAAAGCAAGGCTGCAGGCATTATTCGGTTTTGTTGACGATAACAACCTGCGCCAGTATAACGAGTGTCTGATAATCGAAGGCCGAAAGAATGGCAAGACAACGGAAACTGCGGCGGTCGAAAATGATATGCTGGTCAATGACGGAGAGGGTTCACCGCAGATATATAACATCGCCACAATGTTAGACCAGGCAAAGCTAGGGTTCAACGCCTGCTACAAAATGGTCAAGCAATCACCACTGTTGAGCAAACATATTCGCAAACGTGCAGCCGATTTGTATTTCCCATTGAACATGGGATTTATAAAAGCCCTTGCAAGCAATTCAAACAGTCTTGACGGTCTGGACGTTCACTGCGGTGTTATCGACGAATTGGCGGCGATTAAAAACCGAGACCTATATGATTTGATAAAGCAAGCAATGGGCGCTAGACAGCAGCCCATTTTATTTTGCATTACAACAAACGGCTTTGTTCGTGGCGGCATTTTTGATGCCCAATACGAATATGCGAATAATCTGCTATATGGACGGCTGACAGAAAATAATAACAGGTTTCTGCCGTTTATCTATGAGTTGGATAGCCCCGACGAATGGGATAAGGAAGAATGTTGGCTGAAAGCAAACCCCGGGCTGGGCACGATAAAATCAACCGACTATCTGCGCCAAATGGTGCAGAAAGCCAAAGATGATCCTAGCTTCAAAGCAACGGTTATGGTCAAGGATTTCAACCTTCCGCAGAATACCGAAAGCGGCTGGCTGAGATGGGACGAGCTGAACAATGAAGAAACTGTCGTGGATTATCCGTTCAGATATTTCATCGGTGGTTTTGATGCTGCCGATTACATAGACCTGAACGCCGCAAAGGCTATCTGCAAAAAGCCTGATGATGATAGGTTGTATGTAAAATCTATGTACTGGATTCCACAAGCCGTTCTTGACGCTGACGCTGAAAAGGGTGATAGGCGTGGACGAGATAGTGTGCCGTATGAACTGTGGAAATCGCAAGGTCTGCTGAGAACGTGCGAGGGAAACAAGGTCAACAAGCGTGTTATCCTAGATTGGTTTTTGGAGTTGAGAGACAAAGAAGACATCTATCCTCTGGCTATCGGCTATGACCCTTGGCACGTTTCGGACGAGCTGATAAAAGCGTTTGAAGAAGAGTTCGGCAAGGGCGTTTTAGTACCTGTGCGCCAGGGCGTTATAACACTGTCTGACCCGATGAAAAACCTGAAAGCCGAATTTCAGCGACACAACATCGTTTACGACAACAACCCAATTGACAAATGGTGTTTCCTGAATGTGGCTGTCAAAACAGATGTCAATGGCAACATTCAGCCATGTAAAAAATCTGACCGAACACAGAGAATAGACGGACTTGCGGCACTGCTAGACGCATATGTGGTCTATTATAATCGACAGGAAGAATTTGAGAGTTTGATATGAAAGGGGTGAAAAAATGGGTCTGATAAATCGTTTTAAAAACAGGTCACAGGTAGTGACCCGATATAAGATGATGACGGAAATCGGCAACGGCTATTATAGCTGGGACGGCAACGTTTATCATTCAGACTTGGTGCGTGCCTGCATTCGCCCAAAGGTCAAGGCTATCGGGAAACTGACCGCAAAGCATATCAGAAAATCATATAGCCGAAATGGTGACGGCAGTATCGAGATAAACCCTGAACCATATATGCGAATGTTGCTGGAAGAGCCAAATGAATTCATGACAATGCAGAAAATGTTGGAAAAAGTCGCAACGCAGTTGTGTTTGAACAACAACGCATTTATCCTGATTATCCGTGACGGCAACGGCTATCCTACTGAACTATATCCTATCCCTGCAGACAGCGCAGAGTGTGTATATATCGGCAACGATTTATATTTGAAATTCACATTTTTCAATGGACAAAGATATACGTTTCCATATGCAGATATCATTCATCTGCGTAGTGATTTTTACAAAGACGATATTTTTGGAGAACGGCTGAGTGAAACGCTCACACCACTAATGGAAATCGTAACAACTACAGATCAGGGCATTGTCAAGGCTATCAAGAATTCGTCGATTATTCGCTGGCTGTTGAAGTTCACCAGTTCCCTACGCCCTGAGGATTTGAAGAAGCAGGCGCAAGAATTCAGTGAGCAGTTCATGAGCGTTCAGAACGGCACAGGTGTTGCGGCGGTTGATAGTAAAGCGGACGCAAAGCAAGTTGACGCCAAAGACTATGTGCCGAATTCATCGGTCATGGAAAAAACCACGCAGAGAATTTATTCGCTGTTTAATACAAACGCAAATATCGTGCAATCGAACTACACCGAAGACCAATACAACGCCTACTACGAATCGGAGATAGAACCAGTAGTAATGGAACTGGCTGGCGAATTTACACGAAAACTATTCAGCCGTATCGAGAGAGGGTATGGCAATAAGATAGTTTTTGAAGCGTTCAATCTGAGCACTGCGTCAATGTCAACTAAACTGAATCTGGTGCAGTTTTTCGACAGAGGTATCATGAACGCAAATGAAATCCGAAGTGTGTTTAATCTGGCTGACATTCCTTCGGGTGATCAGTACTATGTCAGACTAGACACGGCAAAGATAGACAGCGGCGAGGGAGGTGAAAATGATGAAAATTAACGTCAAAGGTACTATCATTCCAAATGATGACCAGTGGATCTATGACCTTTTCGACATTGACGCCACTTCTCCTGCAAAGGTTTCAAAGGGTATAACTGCTGCGGCTGAAAAAGGCGAGCCGTTGGAAATTTACATCAACTCTGGCGGTGGTGATATTTTTGCGGCGTCCGAAATCTATTCGGCAATCCGTGAATATTCAGGTGACGTCAAAATACACGTTGTCGGTCTTGCGGCAAGTGCGGCAAGCGTGATAGCGTGCGCAGGCAAGTCAGATATATCACCGACGGCACAGATTATGGTGCATAACGTATCATCAGCGACAAGAGGTGATTATCATGACATGGACAAGATGTCAGAGATTTTGCAAAAAGCCAATGAAACTATTGCAAATGCCTATATAACCAAATCAGGCATGACAAAGGAAAAGGCACTGGAAATCATGGACAAGGAAACATGGCTGACGGCTGATGAAGCGGTCGAGCTGGGATTGATAGACGAAATTGCAGGAAGCAAGAACGTCAAGTCACAGCTTGTGGCGGCCTACTGCGATATCATACCGCAGAACGTAATTGAAAAAATGAAAGCTGAGCGTGCTGATAAAAAGATAACAGCACAGGCAAGGCTGGACAAACTAAAGGAGGGTTATAAAAATGACAAGACAGGAAATGCTTGACAAGGCTCAGGCTCTTATCGACGAGGGCAATTTTGAGGAAGCTGAAAAGCTGATGAATGACGCTGAAAAAGCGGCAAAGACACAGGCAAATCTGAACGCTATGACAAAGGACCATGCGTCAGAAACTATGAAAAATATCATTGAAAGGAATGAAAACAAGATGAGCGAGAATGCGATCACACACACATCAAACATTTATGACAGTATCGAGTACAGAACTGCATTTATGCACAACGTTCTCGAAGGCACACCAATCCCTGCAAAGTTTGCGAACGAGGCACAGAGCACAAAGACCACTGACGTTGCGGCTGTTATTCCGTCCACAACTATGCAGCGAATCGTTGAAAAGTTGGAGGAACACGGACAGATCTATGCCCTTGTCACAAAGACCAATATCAAGGGCGGCGTGACAATTCCTACATCAAGCGCAAAGCCAGTTGCAACATGGGTTGCTGAGGGTGCAAGCTCTGACACGCAGAAGAAGTCCACCGGTTCAATCACTTTCAGCTACTACAAGCTGAGATGTGCTATCTCCATGTCGCTTGAAGTTTCTGTGGTATCACTCGACTTCTTTGAGACAGTATTTGCTAATCAGGTAGCCGACGCAATGATCGCCGCTATCGAAACAGCAATCATCAAGGGCGACGGCTCAGGCAAGCCAAAGGGTATCACAAAGGAAACTGTTGTCAGCGGTCAGAACGTGGACGTTGCACTGGCAAACGGCATTACATACAAGACCCTGTGGGATATGAAGAAGAAAATTCCGTCAGGCTACAGAGCAGGCGTTAAGATGTTCATGAACTATGCAACATTCTGCGACATTCAGGCACTGACGGACACAAACGGACAGCCTATCGCTAGGGTCAACTATGGTCTTAACGGAGATATGCAGCCATCAATCCTTGGCACACCTGTTGTGTTCTCTGACGATATCGACGCTTATGCGGACGCTGTATCGGCTGACACAATCGTTGCATTCTTCTTCCGTCCTGAGGACTATATCCTCAACACAAATCTCCAGATGACAGTCAAGAGATATGAGGATAATGACACCGAAGACCAGGTAACAAAGGCGGTCATGCTGGTAGACGGTAAGGTCATTGACAAGAACAGTCTTGTAACGCTCACAAAAAAGAGCAAGTAATCACGATGATAAAGGGGGCATAACGAATGCTTGAAAGTTTGAAAAATTCGCTGAGGATATCACATAACAAGCTAGATAGCGACATTATGTCAAACGTTGACGCCTGCATGGAAGACTTAAAGCGTGTGGGCGTGTTCGTTCCCTTTGACGCTGATGATTGCAGTGCAATTCTGAAAAAGGCTATCGAAAACTATGTCAAATGGCAGTATGATTTCAACGGCAAAGGCGAAGATTTCCGCAAGAACTACGAGCGTCTGCGAGACGCACTAAGTCTGAATGAGGACTACACGGAGGGGATTTAACAATGTTTAATGATGTTGTAAAAATTGCCAAAGCGAAGATAGTTTCAGACGAAATAGGAAATCAAGAAAAGGTCGTTGATTGGGAAAATGCCAAAGAAGTGTTTTGCCAGGTATCATCAATTTCACGTTCTGAATTTTACAGTGCCGCACAGGCAGGGTTTCAACCAACACTAAAAATCAAAATGGCGGATTACTATGACTATGATGATGAAGATATGCTATTCTATAACGGTCGGGAATATCGTATCATACGCACATATGTTGCAGGAACAGCCATTGAACTGACGGCTGAACGTTTTGGCGGTGATAACTGATGAAATCGGTCGAGATTGATGTCAGCAAACTGGCGAAACAGGTCGCTGATGACCTGAAAGAATACAGCGAAGAAACCGCAAAGATAGTTGACGGCTGTATCGACGAGGTTGCAGACCAGTGTGTCGAAAAGCTGAAAACCACATCACCACGCCGCACAGGCAAGTATGCCGAAAGCTGGAAAGCTGAAACAATATACGCTAAGTCGGGCAACAAACGTGTTGTGGTGCGTAACAAAAAATACTACTACCTGACACATCTGCTGGAACACGGTCACGCAAAGAAAGGCGGCAAGGGCAGAGTAAAGGCATTTGTGCATATCAAACCTGTTGAAGAATATGCACAAAAGACACTGCCTGAGCTGATAGAAACGAGGTTGAAGAAATGAATTTGACATTGGCTGATATACGTTCACGATTAACGGCTATCGATGAGCTGAAAGACAAGGTCGCATACTATTCATCACGTGATGAAATGAAAACGCCCTACTGCGTGTTTTATCGTGAAAGTACCATAGACAGCGGAGATGATATGCACCCTGCAAGCCTGCGAGAACAGACGATAGTTATTGAATTGTACACGAGGAAAATCGACGTTGAACTAGAAACGGCTGTTGAAAAGCAGTTTGCAGATTTTGATTTGGAAAAGTCTGAAAGCTGGATTGAAGACAGCAAGGAGTATCAGATAAGATATTCATTTACCAATTATTTGAAGTAAAGGAAGAAACAATGCAATATTTAGGCGGCAAATGCAAAATTGCAAAACCTATCTCAGAACTTATTTTACAAAAAAAGGAAAATGCTAAGACGTTTGTAAGTTTGTTCTGCGGCGGCTGTGCAATCGAAACGAAATTAGCACCACATTTTGAAAATGTTATATGCAATGACCTGCACCTATATCTGATAGCTATGTATCAGGCATTACAAAACGGCTATGACTTGCCCGAAAATATATCAGAAGAACAATATAGATATATTCGTGAGCATAAGGACGAGGATAAGGCGTTGACAGGTTTTGTGGGCTTTGGGTGTTCGTTTGGTGCGAAATGGTTTGGCGGCTATGCCCGAAACAAAAAGGGTGACAACTATGCCAAACAAGGTAGGAATGCTATAATGCGAGATATTGAAAACCTTAAAACGGCAAAATTCACCTGTGCCGACTATCGCAGTGTTGACATTCCTGACGGGTCTATAGTATACGCTGACCCACCATATGCTAATGTTACAGGCTATTCAACAGGCAAATTTGATAGCACTGAATTTTGGAAACATATGCGAAAAATCAGTGAAAAAAACACAGTGTTTATTTCGGAACTGCAAGCACCTGACGATTTTGTTTGCGTTTGGCAAAAAGAAATTTTAAGGACGTTAAATAGTAATAACAAACGCCCAAAATCTGTTGAAAAATTATTCGTACATAAATCACAAATTTAAAATAAGGAGGAACTAAAATGGCTGAGACAAAGAAAGCCCCAAGTAACATCATTTTGGGAAGCGGCTATATTTATTATCAGGATTTCAGCGGTGAAACCGTACCTGATGTTGATACTATCTGTACAGAAACCAATGTGCTGGGCTATATCCAGGGCGGTGCAACCCTGTCATATAAACCTACATTCTACACCGCAAGTGATGATGACGGCACACATCAGAAAACAATCATCACCGAAGAAGAGGCAACGCTGAAAACTGGTATCATGGTATTCAACGGCAACACGCTTGACGTTCTCTGCGATACCGCAAGAGTAACAGAAGATACCAGCAAGAAACGCAGAACTGTCAAGATAGGCGGTCTGAAGAATATGCGTCGCAAGAGGTATGTTCTGTGTTTCCACCACGTTGACGCAGTTGACGGAGATATATGGGTCATGATCGTGGGCAACAATCAGAGCGGCATTGAGCTGGCATTTGCAAAAGACAAGGAAAGCGTTATCGACGCTGAGTTCAAGGCACTGCCAAGCGACAGCGACGGAACACTGATTACCTACATCGAAGAGGATAAGTCAATAAGCGCCACATAAGCAACACAAATACACAGCCTGCTGAGATTTTCAGTGGGCTGTTTTTTTGGAGGTGTAAAAATGCCAAAGACGTTGAATTTCAATAAAATGCAAAAACCTAGCCTGCGCATTGAGCTGGCTGACGAAAAGCATACCACGATATTTGTTATGCCACCCACAAAGGGTGAAATTGAAGCGTTTGGAGAAATATCTGCAAAGCTAGGTGGCAACAAGCTGGACGAAGCAATCGAAATGTGCGCAAAACTGATGTCACACAACATCGCAAAGATACCGATAACGGCTGAAACACTGGCTGATTGGGACATCTATGACATTCAGATGTTCTACCGCACATATATCGACTATCTGCTTGAAATCAAGAATTCAAAAAACTAGCACTCCCCTACTATCCACCGCAGGATAGAGAGGGGGAAAAATATGAGATTTCCTCAACGTGGGAAAAATTAGTTGCGGACTATATGGGTATATCCCTATATGATGTTGACGATATGGACTACTATGACTATCTGCTGATACGTCGTGACGCATTTATCGCACGGCTCAGGCAGAGCGAGAGCGGTCAGGAGTACCTAGATAACGCATATAGATTGACCTTGACGAAGCCTGACCGACAGGCTTTGCGAAAAAATTTCGGAAAGGGGGTAATGATAGGTGGCAAAAAGTAGCATTAAGGGCATTACTATCAAGATAGGCGGTGACACCACAGGTCTTGACAAGGCACTGAAAGAAACGAACAAAAAGAGCCGTGAGCTGGAGAGCGAGCTGAAAGCGGTCGATAAAGCCCTGAAGCTGGACCCGAACAACGTCACACTGGTCAAGCAAAAGCAAGACCTGTTGAAAGACAGTATCAAAGAGACCAAGTCAAAACTGGACGTGCTAAAAGAAGCACAATCACAGGTCACAGCACAGTATAAAAAGGGCGAGATAGACGCTGGGCAGTATCGTGCATTTCAGCGAGAGTTGGAAACGACAAAATCGAAGCTGTCAAGCCTGAAAGATGAAAAGAAAAATGTCAATGCTATCGGCACAGCGTTCAAAGAAGCCAAAGACAAGGTCGAGCCTGTCATAAAGAAAGTCGAAAAAGTCGGGTCTGTCATAGGCGGTGCGACAAGCAAAGCCGTAAAGTTCACGGCAACGCTGGGCAAAATAGACACGGCCATGATAGGCAAGGCGGCTGACGGGTTCAAGAAATACACGCAGACCATAGGTGTTGGTCTTGCGGCTGTAACAACGGCACTTGCGGCAAATGTTGAAGCAAGCCGCGAGTGGAACAGCGATATGACCAAGCTGAAAACAAACGCCGAAACCAGTGGCAACAATTTTGATTTTATGAAATCAAAAATGCAAGATTTGGTGGCTATTACAGGCGAATCCGATTCAAGCATTGAAGCGTTATCAAACCTTATGGCTGTCGGTTTCAGCGATGAACAAATGACGCCTGCTATAAATGCACTCAGCGGAGCGGTTGAAAAATTTCCTGACACCTTGAAAATTGAGAGCCTTTCGGACAGCTTGCAGGAAACTCTTGCCACAGGTGCTGCGACAGGTCAGTTTTCAGAGCTTATCGGGCGTATGGGTGATAGCGTTGATGATTTTAATGCGGGTCTACAAAGCTGCACGTCAGAGGCAGAGCGTCAGCAGTATGCCCTTGATTGGCTGGCAAATTCGGGTCTGTCGGAAATCAATGACGAATACCAATCTGCAAATAAATCAACGCTAGACTATGAACGTGCTAGTTTTGAATTGCAGGACGCCCTTGCATCTTTGGGAACTGCGTTTACACCTGTTATGGCTGGTGCAAAGGGAATGGCGGCAGATTTTCTGACAAAATCGTTGCCAGCTGTTCAAAAATTGTCGGGCGGTTTTACCCAACTGTTTGACGGCGTTTCTAGTTTGCTAGACGCATATGACAGTGGCGGTCTTGACAGCTTGACCGAACAAATTCCTGTTGTTATATCTGGGCTGTTCAGTTCTGCGTCAGAAACGCTTGCCGAAAACGCACCTACACTAATCACAGCGGCAACCACAGTTTTAACATCTATCATTCAGTCGCTAGCACAATTAGCGCCGTCACTAATCAACTCGATTTTGCCGTCATTGCTTAACGGCTTTTTCGGACTGATAAATGCGTTGGTTTCAACAATCCCGACGCTAGTGCCTGAACTGGTGCAGGGCGCAATCACGCTGTTTATGGGTCTGATTGACGGACTAAATGACGTTATCAAACAGCTGATGCCGATGTTACCTAGTTTGATAAAACAAATAACCGACACGCTGATTGAAAATCTGCCTGCAATCATCGAGGGCGGTTTCCAATTGCTAACAGGATTGATAACAGGTCTGACTAAATGCACGCCTGATTTGATTGACGCAATAATAGCATTGATACCTGTTATAACAGATTCGTTGACAGAAAATCTGCCTGCGCTGGTCAAGGCAGGCATGGAATTGATAGTTGCATTGGCAAAGGGATTGCCTGACGCTATACCTGATATTATAAACGCACTGCCTGAGATAATCAGTGCTATCATAGACGGCTTCAAGGAAGTTGATTGGCTGGACTTGGGTGCAAATATCCTCAAAGGCATTTTGAACGGATTAGTTTCTGCTGTCAGCGGAATTTGGAGCGTAGTGCAAGACGTAGGCAGTGCCATTATAGACGGATTCTGTGATTTCTTTGACATTCATTCCCCTTCAAGGGTCATGGCGAAAAAGGTCGGTCAGTATCTGCCGTCTGGTATCGCTGTCGGTATGGAAGACACTGCGGACGAACCAGTGAACGAGGCACAGGCTATCGTTGACAGCGTTGCAGGTGTATCGGCTGAAATGGACCCTGTCATGATAGGCAGGCAAACCACAAGAAAAACAGCTGACAAAATATCAACCGAAGCCGACAGCACCACACAACACGGCAAGAGCGGTGATTTGACAGTGGTTATGAACATTGACGGAAAACGTTTCGCCACAGTGACAGCGCCATACATGGACGTTGCTATGGCTGAAAAAATCAATCTGAATGCTAGGAGGGTGGCTGACAATGTCTAGTATAACGATAAATGGTAAAAATTCCTATGCTGATTTTGGGGCGTTGCTGACATCACGCAGTACACCGCCACCGAGTATCAGGGATATATCGGCTACTATACCATACCGCAATGGCGACATATGTTTCACATATCAGAATGGCGGTAAACCTACCTATGATACACGAACACTGACATACAAATTTGTATTTATGGACTGTCCGAAAACCGCCCTGCGGAAAGCAGTGGCAGATTTTGAAAACTGGATTTTGTCGGCTGGCGAATGTGATTTATATGACGATGCCGAAATTTACCACTATAAGGCAAGAGCAATTAGTTGCACCGAAAGCGAAAAGGGCTATCATGTTGAGGTAACGGCGACGTTCAAAGCACAGCCGTACAAGTTATCTGATGACTTTTCAGACAAGGGTTTTGACGATTTCAGTTTTGAAAATGACTATCTGAATTTGACAGATATGACATTGACGGCGGTCAAGCAGACACGATACGCCCCTCCTGCAACCTTAAAAATCTTTTTGTATTCGGACGTGCCGATAAAACCACGTCTGATATATAGGCGGTCTGCTGATGATACCGACAAAGTGGGATTCACGTATTTTCAAAATAACAACGTTGATATATCCGAAAAGGTATACAGACCGACAGAAAAACCATTCGATATGGACGAACTGATTTTACAGCCTGGCGTGAACACTTTGTCAGCGTATGGCTTCGGGTCGCTCACACTGGATCTGCATGAGGAGGTGTTATAAATGCACACTGTCACTATCACAAATGGTACTGAAAAAACCACGATACATAGTGATAACCTTGACCGCATTTCGGGCGGAAAAATCGTCAAGGCTGTCAATGCCGTTGACAGTTTCACGTTTACTATATACCCAGACAATGCAGGATATGACAAACTGAAACCGCTGACAACATCGGTCACTGTCACAGACGATAGCACAGGCAAAGATATTTTTATCGGTCGTGTGCTGAAATGTCCTGACAGCATGGACGAACAAGGGCTGATTTGTAAATCTGTTACCTGCGAGGGGCGTTTAGGCTGGCTATATGACAGCGTTCAGCCGTATGTTGAATACAAAATGGTAGGTATATCAACAGTACTTTCTTCGTTCCTCTCCAAACACAATGCACAGGTGGGTGCAGATAAGCGTATAGAGCTGGGACAGGTCACTGTTACGGCAAGCAACAACTACACATATACTGCAAATTGGGACAAGACAATGGACGTTATCGCCGACAAGCTTATAGGAAAATTCGGTGGTGAGATACAACTTCGTGATAAAGACGGAAAGGTGTATATAGACTATCTGGAACATATCGGACACGGCACTGACACCACCATAGAGCTTGCGGTCAACCTTAAAACCATATCACGAGAAGTGGATGAAACGGCGGTCATAACACGTCTTTATCCTCTCGGCACAAAGCTTACAGACAGCGAAAAGCGGTTGACTATCGGCAGCGTAAACGGCGGCAAAGACTATATTGAAGATAGTGCGTTGGTTGCTAAGTATGGCGTAATCAGTGGCACACAAACGTGGGACGATGTGACACAGGCATCAATTTTGAAGACAAAAGCCACAGCATACCTGAAAAGCGCAAACAAAGCCAAAAAGCAGTATAAAATAACTGCGGTCGATTTGTCAACAATTGATATGAATTTTGAACAGTTTGAGCTGGGGTGCTGGTATCGTGTGGTCAACCCTCTTATGGAAATTGACGAAGATTTACGCATAATCGGTATTACTATAAACCTTGACAACCCTGAACAATCCGAATTGACATTCGGTGACAAATTTGAAACCATGACAGGGTTCATGACAGCCAAAACCAAGAGTCTGCAGACAGCGATTGATGATAGTGAATTCAGAAATCGTCAGGTCATAGACAGCAAAATCGAAAATGCCACAAAGTTGATAACAGGTGCTGAGGGCGGTCATGTCATTCTTGACCCTTCCGAAAAGCCAGAACGCATTTTGATTATGGATACGGCTGATATAAATACCTGCAAATCCTGCATCCAACTAAACAAAAACGGACTAGGTTTTTGGAAATCATCGGACGGCGGTTCTGCAAAAGACGGACCGTACACAAATGCGTGGACTATCGACGGAAATCTGGTGGCTAGTTTTATAACCGCTTTGACCCTGACAGGGTTGAAAATAAATAACGGCTCAGGTACCTTTTCGGTATCTGAGGACGGAACAGTTATTGCCAATAGGCTGTCGTCAAAATCAGCAACTATCACAGGTGGAACGATAAATATAAAAACGTCTAGTCAAAATACCAGTGTTATCCAGCTATCCCATAACGAATGGACATTGAAGGTCAGTCCGCTGGAGATACGCATTGACAACAGCACAATCGGTGGTCATATCGTCCTGCAGGCTGGCGCTATGTCAGGCTATTGGAATAACGAATTAAAATTTTCACTAGACACAAACAGCGGTAACATATCAACATATACAGACAGCGGCAAAAAGGTATTTACAGTTGATACCAATAACAGGGCGATGTACCTATACAACGAAAATGAAAAAACCGCAGTGCAGTGCTACGGCAAAACAGGTGATATCATGTGCAACAGTATCACTACAAAAAACCACACACTAGACTAGGAGGGATAAAATGGCAAATAATATTGATTTGGCGGCAGCAATCGAAACTGTCCGAAACGCATTTTACGGGCGTGATGTCCGTCAGGCGTTGGTGGACGCACTGACGGCAACAGAACAGGCAGTAAATGACCTAAACCAGAATAAAATAAAAAGCGGCACGATTGAATACACACTGAAAAAGGCAGCTTCAAGCGTGCAAATACCGCTGAATTTGGATTTTACGCCAAAGCAGATATGCGTGTCACTGAGGGATATCGGCACGCCTAGTCCATTTCAGAACTATTGCACCCATGTGCAGGTATACAAGGGCGCATATTTCGCAGTAATCTGCATGGGTCCTAGCAATGGCGCAGTGACTGTCAACGTGCCTGCAGGAACGTATAGCATTGACTACATAGCAATCGTATAAAGGGGGGCGCAGAAATGGTAATCAGATTGGACGAAAATTACAACGCAATGACATCAACAGCCCTACTGGGCTACGTCGGTGAAACGAATGCTAGACCCGTGTCGGTCGAAGGGCTGACAGTAGATGGTGCAGACCGCTATGTGTTAACGATAGACTACGGCGATGGCACTGTTTACGAGGTCGATATCACAGGCGGACAGTGGACACCAACGGCTGATATACTGCGGTCATCGCAGACAGTCAGCTGCCAAATAGCGGCGAAGAAGCTGTCAGGTGATGAATATGTGCTGGTGAAGAAATCACGCATATTCCGCCTGAGAATAGGTGCGGCAATAGGCGATACGGCTATCCCGTCACCTGATGTGGCTATGGACGCACTAGACCGCATAGACGCCATAGGCAGACAGGTGCACGCAGATATGCAGACAGCCGTCACCGCCGCAGAAACGGCTAA